AACGGCACCATCCGCAAAGAGCCGGTCCACCACAAGACGACCCAAGGCTCAGGGCGAGGTAGCCGTCCCAAAGCCCACAAGAAGGCCTATCGCGGGCAAGGCCGGTGACACCTGAGCAGCGGGAAAACTGGCGCAAGGTCAAAGAAGCCCTAGAGCGTGCCGGCAAGACCAGCTGCCACATTTACCTGAGAGCCTGCGTTGCCGTCAAAACAGGCCAAGATCCATGTCACCCATTTGGACGGTGAACAGACTGAATCCATAGCCAGCCTGTACTAATGACTGCCACCAAGCGCGAGCAGATCCTTGCCGCCATCGCCTCCACGCTGGCAGGCACCACAGGCGTGAGCACAAGGATCTACCGCTCCAGGGTGGAAGCCTTCGCCAGGAATGAAGCGCCTGCGTTGGTGATTGAACCCAGCACTGACACCGCTGCTGAGGAGGTGGTCAGCACGTGCAAGATTGACTGGCGGCTCACTGTGCTGGTGGCGGTGTACACCCGTGGCGCCATCCCAGATCAGCTGGCTGATCCGATCATCAAAAGCATCCACAGCAAGCTGCTGACCGATCGCACGCTGGGTGGGCTGGCCATGGATATCTGGCCGGTGTCAGTGGATCCGCAGATGGAGAAAGCAGACCAGCCAGCACTCTGGAGCGTCTGCTCCTACACGGTCAGGTACCGCACTGGGGTGACAGACCTGAGCAGCTAAGCCCTCTCCATAGCCTGATCTTGGCGATATCAGCTGTTGATTGTGGCAAAGGAACTCCCTAAGCGACCGTCAGCAGGTGGCTCATACCTCTTGGATTCAAAAAAGAACCAATGGGTCTTGATTGAAGAAACGCCAGCCGCAGACCTGACTACCCCCGACTCTCCCGATGGCACTATCACGGAAGCGCCTGCTGCTGGCAAAGATTGAAGGCAGCGGAACCTACGGCACTGATCCAACGCCTGTTGGCACGGATGCGCTGCTGGTCAGCAACCTGTCCATTCAGCCGCTACAGCTGGAGCTGAAGGATCGTGAGCTGATCCTGGCGGCACTCGGCAACACCGAGAAGGTAGTAGGACAGCGGTTAGTGGGTGTAAGTTTTGACGTGGAGATTGCAGGATCTGGCGCTGCAGGCACCGCACCGAAATGGTCCGCTCTGATGCAGGCGTGCGGATTCAGTGAAACCATCGTGGCATCAACAAGCGTCACCTACGCACCTGTCTCGACAAGCTTCAGAAGCGCAACTCTGTACTACTTTGCCGACGACACTCGGCACAAGGTGACAGGCTGCCGCGGCACCTGGAGCATGAGCCTTGAAGCAGGTGAAATTCCGAAGATCAGCTTTGAGTTCACTGGCATCTTCAACGCACCAACAGCTGAAAGCCAGCCTGCGCTGACCTTTAGCAACCAGGCTGATCCGGTCATTGTCAACAGCGCCAACACCACTCCGCTTCAGGTGCATGGATACGCTGCCTGCTTAGAGGCATTCAGCCTGAGCCTGGCTAACGAGACACCGTTCCGTCAGCTGGCAGGCTGCACCCAGCAGGTAATGATCACTGATCGCAAGCCTGAGGGTGAAGTCACCGTTGAAGCACCAGCTGTCGGCACTAAGGACTTTTTTACCGCTGCCAGCGGTCAGACCTTGGGCCAGTTCAGTTGGACCCATGGCACCACTGCAGGCAACATCGTGACCTTCACAGCAGCGACCTGCAATCTGGGCTCACCAGAATACGAAGACAGCGACGGCATCATCATGCTGAAGCTGCCCTTCATGCCGATCCCAACGGCTGCAGGCAACGACGAATTCACCCTCGCGCTCACCTGACCCTATGGCGTTTGTCCTCACTCAGACAGCCACTTACAGCTGGCCTGTCTCCTTTGACATGCCGATTGATGGGGGACGATTCAGACGTGAAACTTTTGAGGCAGTCTTCAACCGGCTGCCTCAGTCCAGGGTTGAGCAGATCATGGCTGCAGAGCAGGAGCTGCGCATTGCTTATGAGCGTGGCACTGGAGACCTGAAGGCATTGCTGCCGGTGGTGCGTGCTCATGCTGCAGAGGTAATGGCAGGCTGGAGCGGCATTAAGGACGTGGATGGTGGCGAGGATCTGCCGTTTACGCAGAGCGCCCTGGAGCAGCTGCTTGAGGTGCCGATGATGGCCAGCTCCATCGTGCAGGCATATGGCGAGAGCTTGCAGAAGGCCAAGGTAAAAAACTGACCGGCGCCGTGGAGCACTGGTTCCATGGCGATGGCGGAAGCAATGAAGAGTTACTGGCTGATGCAGCAGCAGCAGGGATTGAACTGCCTGCGTCCATGTTCAAGCCAAAGCTGTATGAGGTATGGCCAGAGAACTGGGGCGTGGTGGAGATGTTTCTTCGTGTGCAGACCCAGTGGCGCACCACCTCAGGCGGTGTGATTGGGTTGGATTATGGCGTGGTGCTGCAGATGGCTAGCCTGTCTGGGTCACCCGATCCCTTGGCATTACTTGAGGATCTGTATGTGATGGAAGTCCGTGCCCGTGAACTCCTGAACAAAGCAGCGGAGAAGAAGTAGCCATGGCATTGAACATGGAAGCGCTGCTCAAGATCAAGGCTGATGTCCAGGGTGAAAACGCAGTGCAGGGCCTGGCGACCAAGCTGGGCGGATTGCAGAAGGCTGGCGCTGCTGTGAGCGGTGGCTTCAAGGGACTGGCTGGTGCTGCTGGTGGATTGGTTGGCGGGCTTCAGACTTTGATGCCACTGGCTACTGGAGCAGGGATGGTGGCAATGGCCAAGGGTGCCATTGATGCTGCCGACAATATGAATGATCTCAGCCAGAAGACTGGCGTGAGTGTTGAACGATTAAGCCAGCTGAAACAGGCGGCAGAGAAAAGCGGCACCACGCTTGAAAGCGTTGGCGGGGCAATGATCAAGCTCAACCGCAACTTGGTAGATGGCAAAGCGCAGGAAGCGCTGAGAGGTATTGGAATCAGTGCCACCGATGCAACAGGCAAGCTGAAGCCAACAGATCAGATCCTGCTCGAGGTGTCCAAGAAGTTTGCCGCAATGCCTGATGGCGCACAAAAATCTGCGCTGGCAATGCAGCTCTTTGGCAAGAGTGGCGCTGACATGATCCCCATGCTCAACATGGGTGACAAGGCAATTAAAGACTTGGCAGTCACCATGACTGGTGAGTTTGCCAAAGGTGCTGATGAGTTCAACGATAAGATGGTGGATCTTCAGACCGGCATGGCGCAGCTTGGCGTAAGCCTTGGCACGGCCTTGATGCCATTCTTATCAGCCACTACTGATGCGTTGGTGGCGATGGTCAATGGCTTCAATGCACTGCCTGGTCCGCTTCAAGGGATCATCACCGGAGTCGGTCTGCTGGTTGTGAGCTTTGGGTTGCTGGCACCTGCTATTGCATCTGTGATCTCTATCGCTGGTGCTTTATCTGGCCTGCAGCTGGGTGCCATCATTGCTGGCTGGTTGGGTGCTATTGGCCCAGCTATTGCTGCCATCACCGCAGCATTCAGCGGCCTGTTGGCGTGGATTGGCAGCACCCTAATCCCAGGTTTACTGGCAGTCTTTACTGGCCCTGTTGGTTGGACGGTGTTGGCAATCGCTGCAGTAGTAGCAATGTGCATTGCCTTCCGTGAACCGATCCTCAACTTCTTTTCTTGGCTAGGCGGTGCCATTGGCGAAGGGCTGAATGCACTGTGGCAATGGGGTGAGCCGATTCGTAAGTTTTGGGTGGATGCTTTCAGCACTGTTGGCACCATCATCCAATCAGCACTGAGCGCCATTGGCGGCATCTTGAAAGGGGCACTTAGCACTTGGTGGGCAATCACCTATCAGATATGGGTGCGGCCATGGATTGAGCTATGGAATCGAGTCTTGCGTGAGCCTGTCACCAAGATGGTTGCTTGGGTCAAAACAGCATGGCAAGGCATTACCAGCTTCTTCACCAGCAACGTCATCCAGCCAATCAGCCGCGGCTGGGACGCCATGGTGCAGCTGCTGCCTAAAGCAATGGAAAGCGCTGCCAACTTCGTCAAAGGCGTTTGGACAGGAATGGTTGAAAGCGTGAAGGGTGTGGTGCGTGGCCTGCTGCAGTACGTGGCTAATGCGGTGAATACCGTGGTGAATCTGGTGAACCGCGTCATCTCAGGTTTTAACGCACTGCCTGGCCCTGACATTCCCTTTGTGCCAACACTCAGTGTCTTACCCTTTGCCAAGGGTGGCTACGTCGGTGGCGGCACACTTGCCATGGTTGGCGAGGCTGGCCCTGAGTACATCATCCCAGAGCGGAAGATGATGCAAGCCTCTATGAACTATCTCAGTGGTGCTCGAGGTGGTGCTGTCATACCTGCCTACGCCCAAGGCGGATACGTTGGCGGCAATGCCCAGATCAATGTCACCACTGGCCCGGTGATGCAGCAGAACGGCCAGCAGTACGTCTCCATGGCAGACCTAGAGCGTGCTATGCGTAAGACCGCTGATGGCATCTACGCCAGCCTCCGCACCCCAGCAGGCCGCTATGCAGTAGGTGTTCGCTGATGGCTAGAGGACAATCCCAATATCTGCGCATCTTCTCGGGGAACACCACCTACCAGCGGTGGCAGTCCTATTACGTCAACACCAGCGTCACTTGGGAAGGAGCAGCCTGGAGCTACCAGCCATTTGATGCGGATGGCATCACTGCTGGTGAGGTGCAAAGCGAATCATCCATCTCCATCCGCTTGCCTGCTACCACCAACGTGCTGGATGTGGTGCTCAGGTCGCTTGAAGAAGCACGGCTGGCTGAGCTGCGCTTTTATGAGTTCGACACCATCCTGGGCAACAGCACACCCCAAGCTGGCCAGACCCTGATTGCCTCCTATCTCGGTGAGGTGGTTGGCGTTAGGGGTCGGTTCACTGAAGTTGAGATGGAGCTGGGCAGCAGTCTTGCTCCAGTTGGTGCGCAAGTGCCACCACGCAAATTCAGTTCCAAGCTCATCGGAGCACCCTGCAAGCTATGACGATCATCACCAGCGATCCACTGGCATTCCTGATTGGTCAGGGTGGGATGGTCGGCACGCCCCTGCTCGAGGCGGCAGCGAATGGAGCACGGAAGCTTGACGTGCAGCAGCGTGGTGCAGTAATCGGTGAGCCGATCTCGATTGTGTTCTGCCGCCGCGTGAGTAGTGTTGGTGGCGTGCTGATCAGCCCACCTGCAACCGAGGCCAGGTTTGAGAACAGCCTGACCAATGAGGTGACTGGGTTCTATCACCTGGTGCTGGGCGAGGGGCAGATGGCCTCGATCCAAGTGCGTGATGTATTTCAGCGCAGCTGTCGTGTGGGCAGCTTTAGCCAGACCTATGGCAGACGTGCTGGCACGTTCATCCCAGGCAATTTCATTGTGGCCCGTGGGGGCAGCTACACCACACCAGAGTGCCCCACGTATTGCGGCACAGGTGGGCGCTACACCGGGCTATCCACCATGGCGTTCCAATGCACCTATCCCGATGGGGTGGACCAATGGAACCGCCAGGTGCATTGCTTTATCCGTGGTGGGGTCTATGTCACCCGGCTGCTGGATACCACGCTGGGGCCTAGCAACAATGTGGCCGACCTGCTGCTGTATCTGCTGCGCAATAGCTCCAGGGTGCCTGAGGCGCAGATCGACACGGCCAGCCTGTTGGCTGGGGCCACCTTCACCAATGCCAATGGCTTCTGGTTTAACGGTGAGGTGAGCAAGTCCACCAACGTGCGCGATTGGATCGACAGCACGCTGCAATACTTCCTGCTGCGTCAAGCCAGGGTGGCAGGTAAAGAAGCTGTCAGCCCGCTGCTGCCAGCCAACAACAACGGCACGATCAAGACCACTGCAGTGGGCTGGGAGTTCACGTTTACCGAGGAGCATATTGTTCCCGATAGCTTCGAGATTACCTACACACCACTGGCTGACCGCAAGCCGTTCTGTGCGCTGATGCTGTGGCGGCAGCAAGATGACAATGGCATTGGCATCATCCGCACTGCAGAGGTGCGTTACGCAGGCACTGCTGTTGATGGTCCATTTGAGCAGCACGACCTATCAGCGTTCTGCGCATCAGAAAACCATGCGATCAAGGTGGGAGCGTACATCCTCTCAAGACGTAAGCATGTGACCCATCGGCTGCAGCTTGCGGTGAAGCCTGATGCGTTCAATGGCACGCTGGCCGCTGGCGATCTGGTGCGTGTGCGGTTGGATCGGATTGCTTCAACTGGTGCCAACAGCCGCCATGACTACCTCTACGAAGTGGACCGGATCGGCAAATCACTGACTGGAGAGGTGCAGCTGGAGCTGACGCACTTCCCGATTGATGGCAACCTGGCCAGCGTGGTAGCGCAAGAGGTGAATGCTGCCACTGGAGCAGGGCTGATCCTGCCAACAGGATTAAGTGGCATCACCTGCGATATCAACTCTGATACGGACACCAGCGTGCCTGCAGATACGAGCTTGGATCCTGATGACTGGAACTTGCCCGACAGTGGAGACTTCGACTACGACATTCCAGAGGTGGAGCCAATTGATACCAGCGGCCTTGAGACTGAGCTGCCTCCTTTATGGACGTCACTTGATGGTGCAGGTGGTGGATTTGGGATTGGCAGCCCTGGTGGTGGCGGCGAATTTGGCAATCCAGAAGATGCAGCAAGCAATCAAGAGACGGCACAAGCGCCTGCAATCACCGGCTCACCGGATCCTGGTCAAACTTTGAGCTATGACCCTGGCTGCCCTGGTGCCTTCATTGAATGGCGTTTGATCAACAACACAACAGGAGAATACACAGTAGTCAGCTCGGGCGTTGCAGCTACCTACATCCCAAGCGATAACGACACTGGCAAGTCAATTGTTGGTGTGGGCAAGTGCCCTGACCCGTCGTCTCCTACAGGGTATGGGCCAGAGATTGTGTCTGCACCAAAGGTGATAACCGATGGGTTCATCCCAACTCCTGGGACGATTACGGTCAACTATGTACAGGAAAAGTACTCTTACACTAACGAATGGTTCTACTGCAGCGGAGGCGTTTACAGCGCACCATCCCAAACCCTTCAGGTAACGACCGGCAGCCTGTCAAATGTCGTTAGCTACAAAGTGCTTCCTAATGTAGAAGTATCAAACTTTGTTTGCAGCCCGCCGTCTTCAACGCAGACCGTAAGTTATGGCATTTTGCTAAAACAAGCCAATGGAACCAATGTTCTTATAGGCTCAACAACTGGCAACGCTGGCAACATTTACATCAGTCCGCCACTTATTGGTGTACGCAAGACCTACTGGCAGACCTACCTTACGTATGGCGGCGGCCTATTCCTCTACGACTCGCCGGCCATCCCTGATCCGCCTGTGTGATGACCACCGACATCCGACTAACTATCTGCTCTGCCTGTCAGCACTTTGAGGCCACGCTGCAGCGCTGCAAGCTGTGTGGGTGCTTTATGCAAATCAAAACTCGCATCCCGCAAGCTACATGCCCTGACGGGCGCTGGTAATCATGGCCAACTTTCCCTCTCTAAAGCCTGCAACCCGCACCTTCACACCAGGGCGGCATCCGCACTCAGAGATTCCCACGCTTTCTGGCCTGCAGACCAGGGTGCGCACCAGCAACGTGCTGCTGGAGCAGCGGCTGCGCCTGACCTTTGCAGCACTCACCGAAGCTGAGATGCTCAGCATCCGCAGCCACTACATCGGCCAGCAAGGACGATTCATCAGCTTCTTCATCCCTAATGATCTGCTCAGTGGGATGAGCACTCCTGCCAGCTTCACACCCACCGGCTACAGCTGGACATACGCAACCCCACCACAGATCACAGACGTGGCTTGCGGGCGTTATGACGTGGCAGTGGAGCTGGCTACCGCCCCACCTGAAGGCGCCAATATCAATGGAGCTGAGTTCACCGTGGCTGTCAGCTTGGCTGCTGGGGCAGCTACCGGCACGGCCAGCACGACTGGATTTGATCTGACCGTTACAGCTTCCCTAGAAGATGGGGAAGCGACTGGCGATTAGACTTGATCTACAGCAGATTGCAGGTCCATGGCATCACTGATCTACAACTCTTGCATTGATGAATTGGCGCGTGCCGATATTGATTTTGAGCTTGACACTTTCAAGGCCATGCTGGTTACCAGCACTTACACACCCGACAAAGACACGCATGATTTTCGGAATGACGTGACCAATGAAGTGGCCAACGGCAACGGCTACACCACAGCAGGCGCCACCAGCACGGTCACCGTCACCAAAGACACGGCCAACGATAAAGTCACCATTCAGTTCGGAGCTGTCTCCTGGGCGACCAGCACCATCACCGCTCGAGGCTGCGTCTATTACAAGTCCAGAGGTGGGGCCAGTTCTGCTGATGAACTGGTGGCATACAACGACTTTGGCAGCGACGTTTCCAGCACAGGCGGCACCTTTGCCGTAGCAGCTAGCACCATCACCCTGCAGAACTGATGGCCACCTTCCCAGCGCTGGAACCTGCAACACGCAGCTACGACCTGGGCGCTTTCCCGCTTACAGAGCAGGCATCCATCAGTGCGGGCACTGTCCGCTTCAGGCATGGCACCACTGCGACTGATGCCCGTCTGCAGCTGGAGTACATCTACCTCAGCGATGCGGAAGCAGCACAGATCCGCACCCACTTCCAAGGGCAAGGCGGCAGCTACCGTTCATTCCAGCTGCCCGCGATCATCTGGAAAGGGCACACCTTCACAGGCAACGTCTTCCCACCCACCACACGCTGGCGTTATGTCGAGGCACCAGAGGAGACGCATCAATCTGGCGGGCTGGTCAATGTAGCGATCAGCTTGATCTCTGACGGCACTTATGAAGGCGCAGCCTTTGATCCGATCATTGTGAGCATCACAGCTGGAGCAGCGACAGGGGCCTGATCCGTAGCCTGCTGCTAGAGCACCCCATTGAATCGTGATTGAAGTGTTAGCAGCCTGCGCAGGGGCGAGCATCTCAGTTGCTGCAATGGGCGCAATGGGTTTCAGCCGCAGAAACAATGAAGGCCGCGAGGCGGTGATCAGACTGACTGAAGCCGTCAATACTGTTGCCGCACGCTTAGACGAGTTACACGTTGATCTGAAGGCGGACCGCCGGGAATTCTTCAGCCGCCTCAATGACGTGGAGCAGCGGGTGGCCAAACTCGAAGCGAGGTTTTAGGCCATGAGCAAGTTCTTCAAAGGGCAGATTGACGCCAGCTTGCTGATCCCAGTCATCATCGGCCTGCTGTACGCCGGGACAGGCAACTGGTCAGCCGAACGCTGGAATGGCGCGCTGGCGATCATGGGTCTCGGTGCTGCTGCTCGAGGCGGCTATGAGCGGGGATACAACACCTTCAACCCTGACCTACGCCAGCCTCGTGATGAGCACGGACGCTTTGCCAAGCGTGATAGCGAATGACCAGCGCAGACCTGCACCTGGTCGCTGACGTGGTGATCGGCACCCTGCTGGCGGGTGGCCTGCGGCTGATCCTGCTTAAAGCTTTCCTTGAACCTGCCGCAGCATTCATTGGACGACGGGCGTATCAGCGTGTGGACAAAGCGTTAGGTGATCGACTCCCTGATTGGATCTTCTAAGGACATGACCAACCCGATCAAGCTGCGTGACTTCTTCGCCCACTTCAAAGGTGAACCACATCAGCTGGCCGCTATTGATGAACTGCAGGCTTCAATGCCAGCCAGTTTGCTGAAGTCTGATTCCAGTTGGGTGCAAGCCTTCCGCGCTGCTCCAGCAGCTAAGGATCCGCTGCCGCCTGCATGGCTGCCGCCAGCTCTCAAGATCATCAAGCAATTTGAAGGCTGCCACCTTCACGCCTACCTCTGCCCTGCAGGAGTCGCCACGCTGGGGTGGGGAACAACGCAGATCAATGGCAGGCCCGTGCAGCTTGGGGACACCATCACCCAAGCCCAAGCAGATGACCTGCTCAAACAGCAGGTGCTGGAAAAGTTTGGCCCTGGCGTGCTGCGGATGATCCCATCAGCTGCCAAGTGGAAACCAGATCAAGTTGCAGCGATCACCAGCTTTGCGTACAACGTGGGGCTAGGAGCACTGGAAGGCTCAACGCTGAGGCAGCGGCTGAATGCTGGTGAACCTGCTGCGCAAGTGGTGGCGGAAGAACTGCCCCGCTGGAATAAAGGCAACAAAGGCCCGCTCCCTGGGCTGATCATCAGGCGTGAGGCAGAGGTAGAGCTGTTCACGGGCAAGCAGCTACAGCAGGCTGCGCCCAAGCTCACCCCAGCAGCGCCGTTCTCAACGCTGGTGACGCCCCACATCACTTATGGCGAGCTGTGCCTTGGGGAAGAAAGGCGCAGGTTCCTGAACCCGGGCCAATGCGACATTGCTACTGAACTCTGTACGTTCATCGAAAAAGCCAGAGCACACTTCGGCAATAAGCCAGTCATCATCACAAGCGGGCACAGGCCACAGCAGGTGAATCAGGCAGTCGGTGG